ATTTGTTAAAAAATATAATCATGGCTTCCAGTCAGCCAACGGTTGGTTCATTGAAGACTGTCCTACATCAATTGGAGAGAAATGTCCCGTTAACATTGCTGCATAATTAAAGAAAATTAAAGAAAATAAAAATTCTTAAAATAATTTAATAATGCAACACGGCGGCTATATGGTGCGAATCATATAGAAAACCCTGTTAATTGCTGGAACACCCTTAAGTAAAACGTACCACAAAGAAGAATTTGTGCATTACCTAAAAATTGAGATACTATATAAATAGAATACGATTTAATGGGAACTTGATTATGGAATGCAAACTATGTAAAAAAGAATATAAAGGAACTGGATTTTCTAATCATATTAGAAACCACGGATTAAATACTAAAGATTATTACGATAAGTATTTAAAGATTGAATCCGAAAATATTTGTAACTTACCAGATTGTTTGAATGAAGTATCATTTATATCAATTAATAAAGGTTATAGAAAATTTTGTTCTGATACATGCGGATGCAAATCTGACAATCATAGAAAGGCAGTTAAGGAACGATTCGTTGATAATAAAGCGAAAAAGGAATTAGCTGATAAACGAAGGTTTGAAACTGTTACTAAAAATCATGGAAAAGATTTTTATAAAAAACATTGCACTGATATGAATAAGAAATTTAGTTCTGAAGAATTATCAAATAGAACTAAATTGATATGGGCAAAAAGAACAGACGAAGAACGATCGGAGATTGGAAGAAAAATTGTTTTAGGTCAATCTAAAACAAATCATTATAAAGAATATGTTCTTAATAATGAGAAAGTAAAAGTACAAGGATATGAACCACAAGTACTGGATTTTTTAAAAACTATTTTAAAGGAATCTGATATTACAGTTGGTGTTAAATCTGTTCCGATTATTGATTATAATCACGGCGACGGATCAAAACATAAATATTATCCTGATATTTACTTAAAAGATAGAAATCTTTTGATTGAAGTAAAAAGCGAATGGACTTTTGAACAGAATAAAGAAATAAATCTTTTAAAACAAAAAGCCGCAGAACAACATGGTTATGAATTCATTTTTGTTCTATATAATAATAGAACAAAGAAAGGCCGAAAGGCGAGTCTTGAAGGTTTGAAAAACGTTTTAATTGGGCAATCAGCAGCGAAGCCTCTAAGTCAATAATTGATATGAGGAACGTTCAACGACTATCCGGACACGGAGTAGAGATAAAGTTATCTCGAAACACAGGGAATCTCTGTTCATGGCAAATAGAGATTGTGATATAGTCTGTCCTAGTATGAGAGTACTAGAAGGAAGTGAAGAGAGGATATTCTTCCAACGATCGCTTTCGCAACATAAGAGATGTGCTTATAATAGTTCTCAGTGGGATATCGACCAAGCTGGAGTTAGAAACAGAAAGCGTAAAGTTAGCTTCTACTCTAACATTTTAATTGTAAAAGATCCGCTTTCTCCAGAAAACGAAGGCAAAGTATTCAAATATCGTTACGGTGTTAAAATTCATGGAAAATTAATGGAAAAGATTGCACCGGAATCTACAATCGACGATCCAGTAAATATTTTCGATTATGATAATGGCGCAAACTTCAAGCTTAAGATTAAAACACAAAAAATCTTCCTTGGTGGTAAAGAACGTCCAGTACCAAATTACGATGCTAGTTCTTTTGCGGAACCTTCTCCAATTTCAATTAATGGAAGAGAGTTAACCGATGATGAAATTAACGAGTTAGATGGTCAAATCAATAAAATTGAAGTTTTTACTGAAAAGTCTAATTTTAAAGATTATAAAACACTAGCTGAATTATTCTTTAAGAAAACTGGCATTGAAATTCCAACATCGCCTGATGGAAAGGTTGCTGCACCTGCTGCTCCTGCACCTGCTGCGACTATCGCGGATTTTAATGATTCCCCTGCTGAAGCAGCAGCTGCCAAAGCAGAGGTTAAAGCAAAACCTGCTCCAGCTTCTACTGATGAAGATGATGATGAGGACGATTTTTTCGCTAAACTTAGAGAAAGCTAAACTATTACATTGAATATAAAGGAAAGAGGGGAAACCCTCTTTTTTGTTTATGAATTTATTTAAAGACGATAACTCAGTATTGTGGCGACATGTTGAAGCTGCAGTACAATCAGGAATTAAACAGCCTTTGAATAAAGGTAATGAAATACAATTTTCTTGTAATATGTGTTCCGATACTAGAAAACGCGGATATATGATTTGGGATAGACAACGCGATGTTATTTATTACAAATGTTTTAATTATGGTGATTGTGCAGCAGCCGGTGAAGGTAACGCATGGGGAGCTAAACGATGGCTAAAGTCATATTTCCCACATCAAATTAAATCATATAATCGCGAAGTTTTTGGAAAACATAAAGGTAATAGTTCTACTGATAATCTATCTAACACTAAGGCAGTTTTGAAATCTGAAATTGAAAGAAAAGCTGCCTTAGCTTTAAAGCTCGAAAAGGTAAAAGAAGAAGCTGCTGCAAAATTAAAAGAAGAAGCTGAAGCAGTTAAACATTTCATACCAATTACATCAAATAATCCATTAGCTCAAAAAGCAATTCAAATATGCAAAAATAGGAAAATCCCTGAACATATATTTAAAGCCTTCTACGTCTCTTTAAAGGGAAAATATACAAATAGACTAATTCTTCCTTTTTTTGATAATAAGGGCAGTATCTACTATTATCAGGGACGAGATTTAGTTGGTTACACACCAAAATATTTAAATCGCAAAACTGGTCGAGATTCTGCTATTTATAATTATTATAATGTTGATTCAGAAAAACCTGTGATGGTTCTCGAAGGACCAATTGATAGCATGTTCGTTGAAAATGGAGTTGCTGTATTAGGATTATCAATTTCTGAAATTGTTAAAGAAAAACTTGAAAAATTAAATTGTTATTTTTTGTTCGACGATGATAAAGCAGGTCATCAAAAGTCTATTGAATATTTGAAAGAAGGCAAGTATGTTTTCAATTGGCGAAAATTTAAAAAGGAAAAATATATACCTGATAGTATAAAAGATATAAATGATGTTTATATTCATTTGGATTTAAATGAAACTATGTCGTTCGAATATCTTAAAGATTATTTTACAGATAATTATTATGATCAGGTTTATTTTAAGTAATATGAAAAAGAAAATATTAATTACTGCTTTATATAAATCCGCAGCAAATGGCGGATCTGGCAGCTTTATGAAATGTATTTATGATACGCTAATAAAGATTGATAAATTTGATGTCGAAATTGCAGACTCTATTGATCGCAAACAGTTACACGGAATTAAATATGATTATATTATTTGTTCGCATCGTTCAATATTAACTGAGCTATTAAAATATAAAAATAAAGAAACAAAGATTTTATGTATTTCACAAGGTTGGGTTCCTAATGAAGAGCATTTCATTACTGGCGCTGACGCATATGTTTCTATTTCTAGAGAAGTACAAGATTTTAATATAAAGAACTTTGGAATTGATAGCATTTATATACCTCAGCCGATCCAATATATAAAGTACAAAGAAACTAACCCGAAAATCTTAAATTGCTTATACATTAAAAACAGTGCTTCACGTGACGATACAGTTTTTTCTGAAGCATGCATTATTGCTGGTGTTAATTTCAAGATATCAGATCGAAATATTGATATCTTTAAACAGATAAAAGAATCTGATTTCGTAATAGGTTTAGGAAGATCTGCATTAGAAGGTATGACATATTCTAAACCAGCAATTATCGCAGATACAAGATTCTATCATAGTAAACAAATTAGTGACGGATTGCTTACTGCTAATTCAGTAAAGATTGCATCAATTTGTAATTTTTCAGGAAGAGCAAGTAATATAGAATTTACAAGCGAAACAATAGCTTCACAGATTGTATTTCTTAGAGATAATTATAAAAGACTTTCGCGGTTTTCTAATAATTATATAAAACAGAATAATGATAGTGTGAAAGTAGTAAAGCAATACCTGAAACTATTAGGAGAACATATATGAAAATATGTGGTTTAGATTTAAGTATGAACGGTTCAGGACTTGTAAGTTTTGAACTTGATAACAACTTAGATATTATTAGTACAGATTATCTAGGATTCATACAAGTTAAAAAACATTGCAGTAAAAAAGTAATGCATTATAGAAAAAAGGATTTTGATCATAGGTATCATATTTCGGATATGATGATTAAAAAGATTAAGGAATTTGTTAAAGATGCAGATTACTTAGCAATTGAAGATTACGCATTTGGTGCAAAAGGTAATACATTTGATATTGGCGAATTTATAGGTCAAGTCAAAATGATGTTATTTAAAGAAGGACACCAAATTCGATTATATGATCCAAATTCTATTAAGAAATTTGCAACTGGAAAGGGTAACTCTGACAAAATTTCGATGTATCTTGCATTTAAAAAAGATACTGAGATTAAACCAGATTTATCTTCGTATCCAGTTCCATCAAAAGGTTCAGGTGCGTCACCAACATCTGATATAGTTGATGCATATTATATAACTCGGTTATTGAGAGTAGAAGTACTTTTGAGAAAAGGATTATTAAATGCATCACAATTAACAGAAGAAGAAATATCAATATTTAATAGAACTACTAAAAGTCGTCCAGTTAATTTATTAGATACTGATTTTTTGAAGAAATAAAACTTAAATATATAAATTAAACAACAACACAAACAAAGGTATATGATTATGATTGAAAAATTGGATAAAATGATTGAAGAACTAGAAGCAGCTAAAGTACAAGCAGAAAAACTTTTTGATAAAGGTATTAAAGCTTCGGCAGCAAAAATTCGCAAATCAATGCAAGAAATTAAAACTCTTGCTCAAGAAGTTCGTGTTGACGCACAAGCAAAGAAAACTGAACTTTCAGAAAAATAGGATTTAATAAATGGCAAAAAAGAAAAAAGAAGAAGATGTAACTGTTGAAACACCAGTCGTTAAAGAAAAAACAGTTACTAAGGCAAAAGAAGAAAAGGTTAGCGAAACTCCTAAAGAGAATAAGCCAGCTAAAGATACTAAAACACCCGAACCAGTTAAACCGGTTGTTACTGATGGAGACTTCAGAGCAAAACTTAAAGGTTTGATTGATCTTGACTTTGTTAATAAATATCGCGCTGACGACAAGACAGTAGTTGAAATTGCTGGGTTAGTTGCTGATGCAGCAATTAAATCTCTTTCTCTTTCTGGAACGTCTGAAAGAAAAATCGCTACTAAATTAGCATTGCAAGTTTTACGAAAATAAAACTGAATTTTAAAAGAAAACTAAAAACCAAGAATTTGATTATTCTTGGTTTTTTTTGTATATTGTTATCTAACACTCAAATTGAGAAGGAAATATATGGGATTAGGAAAGGCTTTAATTGGAGACGTTAAACATGTAGAAGGAAAGAAGGTATTAATACTGGATTGGAAAAATCAAGAATTTCGTTTTCTACATGTAGCACACGCAAATAATCCATTGGATTTAGAATGGTTGGACTGGCAATATTTTATGATTAATATGGTGTATGGATATGTTAGGAAATTTAAACCAGATCAATTGATCATTTGTAATGACTTAGGTGGAAATTGGCGAAAAGATGTTTATCCTGAATATAAAGGTACGCGTAAAAAAGGAAGAGATGAATCACCTATTGATTTTGATAGTTTCTTCGCAGCAGCAAAACCGTTTTATGAAGGTATTAAAGAAATGTTTACAAATGTTTACTTTATGGGTAAAGAAGGTTATGAAGCCGATGACTTTATTGGTGTAATTGTAAAAGAACTTGCAGGTAATGATATAACAGTAGTAACTACCGATAAAGATATGTATCAATTGCATAAACATAAAGGATATAAACAGTTTAACCCGATTAAGAAACAATATGTAAAAGTAATGGGATCTCCTGTAAAATTTGCAGAAAAAGAATTATTTGTAAAACTATTAACTGGCGATTCTTCAGATAATATCCCTCAAGTTAAAAAGAAGATGGGTCCAAAAACTGCAGAAAAGTATATGGACAAACTTGAAGAACTATTGAGCGAAGATATTGAAATTAGACAAAAATATGAACTTAATAAACGTTTGATTGATATGGAAATGATTCCTAAAGAAATTCAAGAGGATATTAAAGACATTTATTATAATTATGAATTTAGTCCTTATAGCGGTAGAAAGGTATATGATTACTTAGCAAATAGATTGCCAAAGACTCTATCTTATATTCAAGAAATTAATGGAGCATTTACGGGTTTAAAAAGTTATGAAGAATTACAACGATAATGTTTTAAATAATCCAGATATTGGTACCGCAGCTAAAAATCTGGGTTTTAGTTATAATGAATTATGCGAATATTTTTACTTATTAAATCAATTAGATACAGTAGAACATTTAAGTAAGCAATTTGAAACTGATGTTAAGCAAATTAAGTTAATGATAGAACAGGGAAAACATGGGGCATTTTAAACGAGGGATTTATAAATTAGTTCATCCGGAGAAATACATGTTACCGGACGTACCCCCTGTATATCGTTCAAGCTGGGAACAGAGGGTGTGCTACTATATGGATCATAATGAGAATGTTATTAAATGGGCGAGTGAACCGTTTAAAATAAAATATTTTTTACCAACTGATGGTAAGTGGCATACATATACTCCGGATTTTTATTGCGAAATAAATACAAACCAAGGTAAAAAAATTCAATTAATTGAAGTAAAACCAAAGAAACAATCAAAGAAACCAAAACCACCAAAGAAGAAAACTGCTAAGTCTCTAAGAAACTTTAAAAAACTACAATTAGAAGTTTTTAAAAACGAAATGAAATGGGAAGCAGCAAGAAAACTTTGCGAACAGAAAGGTTGGGGTTGGGAAATTTTAACAGAAGATAATATATTTAATAGAGGAACGAAATAATGTCAATTGAACAATTACAAGAATATACGAGAATTGCACGATATGCACGATATAACGAAGATTTTGGTAGACGAGAAACATGGGCAGAACAAGTTACACGTGTTATGGATATGCATAGAACTAAATTTGCTGACAAATTAGAACAAAGTACGAAATTACAAGAATACTTTGAATATGCAGAACAAGCAATGCTGAATAACCATGTATTAGGCTCACAACGCGCTTTGCAATTTGGTGGACCTTCAATTCTAAAAAACGAAGCAAGACTTTATAATTGTACTGTATCTTATGCAGATCGCCCAAGATTTTTCCAAGAAGCAATGTTTTTACTTTTATCTGGCTGTGGTGTTGGATTTTCAGTACAAGAACATCATGTAGCTTCACTTCCAAATATCCATAAAATTAATGATGATGCAGAAAAGGTAGTTTATCAGATTCCTGATTCAATTGAAGGTTGGTCTGATATGATCGGAATTCTTTTAGGATCATACTTTGAAACAAGTAAACATCAAGAATATTTTGGTAAACAAGTAGAATTTGATTATTCTCTGATTAGACCTGAAGGTGCATTAATTTCAAACACAAATGGTAAGGCACCAGGACCGGAACCTTTAAAAAACGCTGAAAAGAAGATCCGTAAGGTGATCGAAGCTCAATTACAACAAAATCAAACCAGACTTCGTTCGATTGACGTCTACGATATTGTAATGCATTCTAGTGATGCAGTTCTAGCCGGCGGAGTTCGTAGATCTGCTACGATTTGTATGTTCTCTAAAACAGATGAATTGATGATGAAAGCAAAAACCGGAACTTGGTTTATTGACAATCCTCAACGTGGACGTTCAAATAACTCTGTCGTTCTTTTAAGAAATGAAACTACTAAAGAAGAATTTGACGAGATCATGAAATCCGTAAAAGAGTTCGGTGAACCTGGATTTGTTTGGGCTGATTCATTAGAAGCTCTTTATAATCCATGTGTTACTGGTGATACTTTAGTTACCACAGATAAAGGACAAGTAAAAATTAAAGATTTAGTTGATAATACTGAAAATGTTTTAATTAAGTCTTTTAATGAAAAAACTAAAGAATTTGAATTGAAGCCACTAAAATATGCTCTTAAAACTAAAGCAAACGTGAATGTTATTAAAATAGAGTTTGAAGATAATACTTTCTTGAAGTGTACACCTGATCATAAAATTTATACCACAGATGGTTGGGTTGAGGCTGGTAAGTTAACTACTGAACACGAAATTATCAGTAATGAAGTTACTTACGATTTAGTTGATTTACCAGAGCGTTCTGATCATCTTTCATATATTGAGACCGAAAAGTGGAATAATCGCATAATCGAATCAAATGAAATTAAATAGTCACAGGGGTTATCTAATATATAATTAAAAGGAATATGTAATGGATAAACCGTGGAACACTAAAATGCAAATTGAAGTTAACGATCAAATATTAAAAAAATTTGATCGT